AGATCAGATTTTCTTTCGGAACTCGGTCCGGATCTGCCATACCGGCATTGTCACCAAAGTCACATCAGAGAGAGTCTACACCATAGAGGGCAATACCAGCGGGGCCTCCGGGGTGGTGGCCAACGGAGGCGGAGTCCGTGAAAAGTCCTATCCGCTGACTCACTCAGGCATCGCCGGATACGGCCGGCCTGACTGGTTGCTGGTGGAGGAGCCGCGGTATAACATCGGCTGGAATCATGACAGCAACGGCTGGTGGTGGTCTCCGGACGGGACTGCCTATCTCACAAACTGCTGGAGGGATATCAACGGCCATCGATACTATTTTAAATCCAGCGGATACGCAGCGACAGGATGGCGGGAGATCGACGGGAAATGGTATTATTTTGAGCCCACAGCCGGCCACCCCCTGGAGTGCGCTCTGTATGTGACAGATAAAAACGGGGTGCAGGATGTCGGAAATTTTGAAAAAATGGCAGGATAGCAATTAGGCCCGGGAGTAATCTGGGCCTTTAAAATTTTGGAAGACTATATGTATACGCACTTACTATCTGGCCATCCAGATTGTAAGTGCGTATACAGGGGAAAAACCCCGGAAAATCAAGAGATTTCGGTGAGATAGTAATAGATATCGATATGCATATTATCCCGGTTAAAGACGATTTTGTCAACAATACTTTTTAACGCAATATTTTTTTGGACCATAGTAAAGCTGTCTGATTCCAGGATATCAATGACGCTGCGGATATTGTCCAGGATCCGCTTTGTCTGGTCCGCCTCCTGGCTGGCAGACTCCATGCGGCTTTGGGAGAGCTGGGCGACGGAGGCTTCAAGGGACTCCCGTTCTTTCTGCAAAAGGAGCTTGTTTTGCCGGTATTCGTCTATGGTGTCGATCCCGTCCATATAGGCGTCACGGGCACGCTTTTCTTTTGTCTCCAATTTCTGCAGGAGATTTTTTAAAGTTTCCAGTTCATGAGTATCTTCTGACTTTACAACGTTTTTAATTTCATAGTTAACCGTTCCGCACTCCAGGACCTCCCTGAGGGCGTTTAAAACAGCGGGCACGATGGTTTTCTCAGGAACATAATGATTGGCTGTGCATTTGCCCTTCAGGTAGCCGTAGCACTGGAAAGAATAGCTGTCCTCCTGGTTTTTTCGATGACGGGCACAGGAGGATAAGGTGCGGCCGCAGCAGGAACATTTTAATAGACCTGATAGCCAGTGCCGTGTTACCTCTGAAGGCTTTGCGTTTTTGCGTCTGTATTCTGATTCATAGCGTTTGACAGCCTGATCGAACAGCTCCTGGCTGATGATGGCAGGATGATGGCCCTGGGTGACGATCCACTCAGACTTGTCTTTGATCTCATTGGTCTCGTTGCAGGTACGGTTCCAGCGAACCATGCCGGCATAGGAAGGGTTCTGAAGGATATATTCCAGAGACCGCTTTTCGAAAGGCTTTCCGTGGCTGGTCTTCAGACCGAGGCTGTTGAGATACCGGGTCAGGGCATAGATACTCATCTTTTCGTTGACATATTTGTCAAAGATCATCTGCACGATCTTTGCCTCCTCGGGGACAATCTCCGGAGTAGCCTTGTGGTAAGGTATACGGTAGCCCAGAGGCGGACGGCACTGGTATCCACCGTTTTCAGCCTTGGTCTTCATCCCTCTGGTGACGTCCTGGGCGAGATTGTAGGAATAAAATTCATCCTGCCACTCAATGATCATTTCAATAAGACGGCCGTACATGCCATCCAGAACCGGCTCCGAGATACTGATCACGTCGATGGACAGCTTCTTGCGGAGCATTCCTTTGTAAAAGGTGCTCTCATCCTGATTTCGGGCAAACCTGGAAAACTTCCATACCAGAATACAGTCAAAAGGTTTAGGCCTGGTCTTTGCCGTGGCGATCATTCTCTGGAACTGAGGGCGGTTTTCTGCCTTCTTGCCGCTGCGGCCTTCGGACTCCATGAATATGTGTTCCCTGGGGATGACGATGTTGTGGGATTTTGCATAGTCCAGTATGGAATCCAGCTGGGATTCCGGACTCAGATCCATCTGGCCGTCAGTGCTGACCCGGATATAGGCAGCGCCGATGTGGAGGGAGCCGGAAAGGGTGGCGGTCTTTTTCTTTGCCATGATACCATCTCCTTTGGTGTACGATATGATTTTTGAGTATAAAAAATACACCATACCTTTGACAGATGGCGTCGGAGATGATACAATGATTTTGCGAGAAGATTGTATCATCTTGGCTCCTGTGCCAGGTATAGAATCTATGTGAGAGCCGTTCCTGTTGGCGCAGGGGCGGCTTTTCATGTAAGCATTTGGATACTGTCTTATGCGGTCTCCTCAATTCTGGCCTTAAGCCTGCGTACCTCATTTTCCAGACGGGTTACTCGGAGGAGGAGCATCTCCTTTTCATTTTCCATCTTCAGAGCATCGTCCAGTTTCCGGGAAAGATCCAAGTGGCCCTCGGCAATAATGCTGATCTCTTTGTTCGTTTCATTCTCCAGAGTCATCTGGATCTCGGTTACTTTTGATTCTACTCTGTTGAGCCGGGAGTCCATCTTATCGAGTCTTTCATTTATAGGTATGTTTATTTCCTTTACAGTTTCACTTACAACCTCAGCTATCATTTCCAAATCTTTTTTCTCTAACATTTAATTATCCTCCTTTTCGTTAATCTTCCTCCGCTTTCCCCAGCACCTTTCCCAACACGGCGATCCTGTCCCCTTCAGCAGTAAGGGTCGGGTAGTTTGGGTTCAGGGAGATCAGTCCGTTCTCGCCGGTCTTCTTTAGTTAAATTTTTCTATTACGGCCAGACATGATCGTGTAGCCGTCTATCTCTGCCATAAATTTATTCCTGAATTCCTAGATCATTGGCTATTTCTTGGATTTCATCTTGGGAGAAACCATTAATAGACAAAAACACACCTCTATTTGATGCAACAATACTCAATGCCTGTTTGCAAGACTGCATATTTTTCTGAGCCTCTGATAAGTCACTTGTTTTACCGCTATCTGCGTATTTTAATAGACTGTTTGCCAAGGTTTGCTCATAAAGTATATAATCTCTACAAGACGAGAGATATTCCTCTGCACCATATCCAGTTACTTGAGGTGGATTATTCCAAGTATTTCTACAAAATTCTTCAAAATCTTTTGTTGTATTATAAATATCAAGAAGTGTAACGGAATCTCTTTCGATAAAAGCCATCAAGTCATTATTAGCATTTATAACAGGTAAGACATATCCCCATATTTGCTCGTCTGTTTCTAAGGCTGTTTTTTTACTGTCTTCAGTAATTTCAAATTCTGTAGTCTCAACTTCTGTTTCCTGAGTAACCTTGATATCCTCAGGCTGATTTTTATGCTGTATAGCAGCGGCAAATCCAATAATGGCAGATATAACAAGAAAAGTTATGAAAGGTTTTAAACAGCCACCACCTTCATGTTTTGATGCTGTAACGTGTTCAGACTGTTCCTGCCTGTCAATAATTGGACATCCACAGTTTGGACAGGAAGTTGCTTTGTTGCTAATTTTTTTTCCACATTCTGGACATTTAATAAGAGCCATAATGATTCTCCTTTTTATAGTTTTAAAAATACTAGTGACTATTTTAATCGTAACGTAATCAAATCTTTGGGATATCCTGTACAGTCACAGAATTTTTCCTGAGTATATCCTGCGTAGTCTTCTAACATATCATCTGTAATCAAGAGATAAGCCGCAAATAAGTTGGCTTCACGTTCGATCCCAGATGTCAGGAGTAGCGTTCGGCTCCTGATAAATGCACAATTTTCTTTTCGATGTAATAAAGCATGTCCAAGTTCATGGGCTACTACTACCTTAAACAACGGGCTGTCGGTGGGAATATCGTCATTTACAAAAATCCAGCGTTTTCGTTTTATCAGTAAGTAATTCCCGGCGATTTCCCCCAGCGGCATGATGGCAATCCTTACTCCGGCATATTCAGCAATCCTCATAGGGTCACGGCTTCCGGTCATGCGCTCATAGTACCGGATAAGCCTTTTGGTTTTGCGTTCATTGTTCTCCAAAGGACATCACCTGCTTTTATTTTTGTAAGGATTGTATTTAACCTTATTTTCCATCTTGGTTTCCTTCAGGGCGAATTCTATTGCGTTTTCCAATAAATTAACGGAGGCTCCACTGATCTCCACACCGTTGTAGTACAGAGGTCCGTCCTCGCCCTTGCGGATTTCTCCCATGATCCGGTCAAGGTCTTTGGCTATGTCACGCTTATCTTTGGTGGTTAGGGTGTCAGGGGGTTTTTCATCAACTAGATCAGAACGGCTACAATGAAATAAATCGCACATCATATCAACCTTATCCATTCTAGGTGTTTTTATACCGTTACACCAATTGTATACAGAAGTAGTACCAACCCCTAACTTTTTTGCGAGTTCAACTTGAGTTATGCCGTATTTGTTAAGATAATATCGAAGACGTTTTGAGAATACAGCGTTAAACTCTTGTTCTGGCATTTCATTCACTCCTTTCGCTTCTACATTGATAATACACCAAAAGTGAAGAAGTTGCAATAGAAAAGTGAAAAAATATCACTAAAAGTATTGACACACACTTAAAGTGATGGTATACTGTCGTCAGAATAAGGAAAGGAGGTAGTGAATTGCCAGAACCCATACGTATAAGTTTGGCGGCCGCTCGTGTCAATGCCAAATTAACTCAGGAAGAAGTGGCAAAAAAGATGAAAATAGGTAAAAGAACTATAATTAACTGGGAAAAAGGAATGGTTATGCCATCATTTGCGGATATCAACATGCTCTCGGATATTTATGGAATCCCTATAGATAATATTTTTTTGCCTGAAAAATCCACTTAAAGTGATATAAAGGAGGTGATCTAAGACGGAGAGGGAAAGACAGCACATTGACAACAGAATAAAAGGAGGTGAAAAGGTGCTTGCTAATTTAAAGAAGGCCTTGGATGCGAAAGGCATTTCTGTTAAAGCTTATGCGGCAGTTCTTGGTGTTTCTGAAAAAACCGCATGGAATAAGTTGAGAGAAGAAACAGTTATAACCCTTCCGGAAGCCATGACTACAAAAGCGGAATTGTTTCCAGAATATGATTTTGACTATCTGTTTGCCTCAGATAGAGGAGCTTAGAGAGGAGGTGATCTAAGACGGAGGCAGGGCACCATAGGCACATTAACAATAGAATAGTGGGGGGTAAGAACAAAGAAAAGAGGCGATGTAAGAAGCTGGAGAAAAGGATAGTTGCCCTTGAAATGCAGGTTCAAAGGCAACAGATAATAGACCATATACTGTGGGAATTTTGCGGAAGTGTAGCAAACAAGGAAAAGATGGACTTATTGTCCTATCAGCAACTTTACAGCCCAACCACCGACAGAGCTGAAAAGATTCGGATACTTGTTGAGAAGATTCTCAAACTTAGCAAACATACCGCCAATTAAAGCGGGATGCTTAGAGGATTCAACAGATTCTAATTCTTCAATAAATTCATCAAACTTTGCTCTATCGGACTCAGATATTTGATCTATTAATTGTTTGATCTCGTTGAGATTAGTACCTATATGAAGAGTAACATTTTGCTGATTTCCGATAACAGATGGGCCATTCACGTTTTGAATATTAATATTTGAAATGGAATTTGAAATGTTCTGTTGATATTCTTGCTCATTCATGTACTTGACCATCCATCCACAAATCTCTCCAGTGACGTCAGTAATTGGGCGGGTATCGATAGAAAAGCAACGTTTTTTCGTAGGGGTGTAAATTAACCAATCTCCATCTCGTATGTCAGTATTTTCGAGAAGTTGTATTGTATTAGGATATTTAGAGCCACAAAAGAATCCCTTTGTAGTGCATACAATTACTCCATTTCGCTCAATATCAAAAGAAGCGGAATTTTGACTAAGCTGATTAAGTAATCCTTTTGGAATCATAGTTTTTTCCTTTCTGTATATATTTTATTCCATTTTACAGAAAGAAAGTACATGAGTCAAGAAAAATATTTCATTCAGGGAGACGGAGGGATAGAAACGAATCCCAATTATAATGACACCATTTCCAATATCAAACGACTCATTGACGAAAAAGGCAGGAAGCAGGGAGGGTGGCAAAGCGGGCTGGCTTTACTAAGCAGGAATTTAGCAACATCATGAACGATCGCAGAAAATTGTTAAGGGTAGAGCATTCACCTGCTATTGCCTATGCCATGGGGGTAGATGTGAATGCTTTATGTGAAGTAGAGAAGAAGGAGGTGGGGTAGATACATCATTTCATTACGAAATACATAGAAGACGGAAAGAGATATGCAGAAGCATGGCTTCAGATCAATCTGTTCGGCCTCAGTTTCTGCTTCTGGAGGAAACGAATTGAAATATAAAAGTCCAATGGAATAGGAGGTGATGAAAGACGGGATACTCATCATTTAAGTTGGAATCTCTTTACCTAAATCTGAAAGAGAAGAGATTAATCATTAATGGAAAAGAGATTCCGTTGACTGGGATTCAAAATTTTTCATTAAGAGCTGATAATGCAGGTTGGCATATATCCGGGAGCCGTGACATTATTTTTGAGCTTTGCGAAATGCATGAGCACTCGGATTCAGAAGTTCAGGAATGAGGTGGGATAGATACATCTATGAGAAAAAAACATTACGCTTTAGCATTGAAGAAAAGGTAAAGGCGGAAATAATTTTCGACCAGCTTAAGGGCATGAGCGTTATTTCCGCCTATGCATTACTAAGAAAGTGTCAGAAGGCACTTTTGGGCAGCACTGTAGATGAGATACGCTCTAAGTTTCAGTCAAAAGAATAGTAGGAGGTGAGGAAGAAATAAAAAACTGGTGGTTATACAACTTTAATGTTACAGACAGAACCAACATCGTCTGTTTTATCATATTTATGATGATATCAGCCACATTAACGGTCGCAGTGCTAAAAATGAAGCTCCCGATATGGAAGCTTCAACTCGGGCTGATATTACTTCATGATTTGGCGGCGGTTATTCTGTTAGTAGCGAGGCTAACAGGTGGATGATTTCTGGACACATTTCACCTAGGACATCTCCGTTTTGTTCAATTAATGCCTGATAGAAGGAATCAAACAATGGCCACTTTTCCTGCGGTACATATGCATACACACTATGAAAATGTTCGCCACAAGAGATGATGTTATCCACATTTGCATAAGCAACACAGGAACCTATATTGGATATACAGTCTCGGATAATCTGATTTTTTTCGGCTTGTGCTTTATCATAAGATTCTATTTGATGGATCTTTAACTGGTGCCGGTTAGTCAAGATAGTGGTTACGATGGGGCCAACGATAGTACCAATGATCGAAATGGCGAGAGCAATCCAGGCAGCTGTTGCACTCCAATCCAGGTTGTTAGGAATGGGATCCATATGAGTCTCCTTTCTTTCGTACTCGGATGCGGCAACAGCCTGTGAGTACAGTATATGGCAATGAGAAGGGAAAAGCAAGAGGATTCCCCATAATGGGACAGGATAAACATAGTTGTCAACAAGTACAACCAGTATTTCATACAATCTAACGGAAAGGGGGAATGATATGAAGATTACTTATACTAATATTATCACGATTGGAGACAGACAGATTCCGTTTTGCGAATTGAGCAAGAAGGAGAAAAGTCAGATAAGTAATCGCTTAAGAAAAGTACCGCTGGAAACCTTAGGAAATGTAACGATAAAGAGTTCCGCCTGATGGCGGAGCCGGTGGACAAGCTATCAACAGAAAAATTTTCACACATAAGGAGGAATGAGATGGTAAGTATTACAATCAGATCCGATCAGGAGGGCCCGGAGCCAGATGTGCAGGAGGAGATACAGGAGATGGCTCCCTGCAGCCTGGCGCTTGTGACAGCTGTCCGCAAAACGGAGAAAGGACAGTCCTGTGAGGCCCTCCTGAAAAAGGAGAAGGATATTACATGCGGTGACGTGATAAACGGCATGGCTTGCGGAAATATCGGCCTGCACTTGGAGATAGCCGGGGATTCCAGAGTCCGGCAGGCCCGGATCCTGGCGGCCTATATGGAGAGCTTTGTCTCTGTGG